TTTGGATTACCCGCTATCGGATATGTAAAATCGGTAGCATTATATATTTTGACTAGATTTATTGTAAGATGAACCCAAAAGTATGTTTAATTTCTGTGACACCTGATGCAGAAAAAACAATAGGATATATCGCTCGTGTTAGTAACCCTAACAACCAAGATAATCCAAAGGTTGCAGGACTATTAAAGTATTGTATTAAGCATGGTCACTGGTCTGTATTTGAACAGGCAAGTATGACATTACAAATTGAAACTACACGAGGACTTGCTGCACAGATACTTAGACATCGTTCTTTTACATTCCAAGAATTTAGTCAGAGATATGCTGACAGCAGCATGCTAGGTGACATTGAAGTTCCTGAGTTACGTCGACAAGACAGTAAGAACAGACAGAACAGTATCAATGACCTTGATCCTACTATGATCCAGAAGTATGAGATCTTGATCCAAGATCACTTCGAGCATGGTATGGAATTATATAAGAAGATGCTTGCTGATGGCATTGCAAAAGAGTGTGCTAGATTTGTACTCCCTCTTGCAACTCCAACCAAACTATACATGACTGGTAGTTTGAGATCGTGGATACATTACATCGAACTTCGCAGTGCCAACGGTACACAGAAGGAACATATGGATGTAGTCTCACTCGCTAAACGTCATTTCGTATGTCAGTTTCCAATCATATCCGAAGCACTAGAATGGTGTGATGGTTCTTGTGATTGTGATGAATTAGATGACTACGCAGCATCAATACAACCTTGTTTGAGGATCGATTAATTATGAAAGTAGTACGCAAACTTAAAAACCAAGTGAAAACTAAATGGTATTATATTTTCTGGGGGACTGCATGTCTTTCAGTGGTGGCGGGGCAGATCGTAGTAGGTACAGGGTACCGAACTATGGCGGAGACAAATCAGCAAATCTCTGCTGATATAAACTTACTCATAGAGACTATGCTTTACAGAAGACCAACTGGTCCTTCTCCTGCTGACAGAGCACCAAGGTATGAACCTATGCCTGGACCAGAACCAGAAGATTATCCATCAAACTCAATGCCTATCATCCAATAACATGCCTACCTATCCTCTAATAAATAAGACCACAGGAGAAAAGAAAGAACTCTCTATGACTATGAAAGAATATGATGAGTGGAGAGAATCGAATCCAGACTGGGACAGAGACTGGTCAGAAGGAATTGGTGGTACCATGTATGGTAAACCAAAACAATCTGATGGTTTCAAAGAAGTCATGCAAAAGATCCAAGCAGAACATCCTAAATCGAATCTTTCCCAATACACATAATGCCTAGACCAAAGAAGTCATTAGCAAACATACCCACTAAGGTTATGCGTAGAAAGACACCAATTAATATCGATCACCTCAGTGTGATTGAACCTCTTACAGATAATCAAAAGAAAGTCTTTGATGCATACAAAGAAGGAAAGAACTTAGTCCTTCATGGTGCAGCAGGGACAGGTAAGACTTTTATTAGTTTGTATCTTGCAATGCAAGATGTATTAGAACCTTCTACTCCATACGAGAAGGTGTACATGGTGCGTTCACTTGTACCTACAAGAGAGATAGGATTCCTCCCAGGTGATCATGAGGACAAGAGTAACCTGTATCAGATACCATATAAGAATATGGTGAAGTACATGTTCAAGATGCCTGATGACTCATCATTTGAAATGCTATACGATAATCTTAGAGCACAGCAGACAGTTTCTTTTTGGTCGACATCATTTATAAGGGGTGTCACTTTGGATAAGTGTGTTATAATAGTAGATGAGTTTAGTAATCTAAACTTCCACGAACTTGATTCAATCATTACTCGTGTAGGTGAAGATGCTAAGATCATATTCTCAGGAGACTACACACAGTCTGACCTGACAAAAACAAACGAGAGAACAGGTGTGTTAGACTTCATGAAGATCTTACAGACAATGCCATCATTTGATTGTACAGAGTTTGGTATTGAAGATATCGTAAGGTCTGGTATGGTAAGAGAGTATCTTGTTAGCAAAATCAATCTTGGATTTCAAACTTAATGAAAACATTTAATCATGTAGGTGCTGTTAAGGAACTCAAACCTTTATCAGCAACACAGGTGAAAGGGAGACGTTTCTATAAGACTCCCGAAGATAATTGGTATCCCTCCGTCACCACCATCGTGAGTCACATATCTAGTGCGACTCTAAAAGCATGGGAAGAACGTGTAGGATTTGAAGAGGCGGAGAAAGTCCGTCGTACATCAGCATTAAGAGGAACAAAGTATCATGGCATCGTTGAAGCGTACTTGGAGGGCAACCATAAGAAGGTGGAACAGAGCGAGGGTCTTCCCGCGTACCTTTTTGGGTTTAGTCGTAAGGTTCTTGATAACATTGATAATGTTCACGCTATTGAAGCACCTCTTTACAGTGATGATTTACGGATTGCTGGTAGGGTTGATTGCATTGCTGAATATTGTGGGGAGTTGGCAATAATAGATTTCAAAACAACCAAGGAACTAAAACGTGAAGAGTGGTTGCACAAATACTTTGTACAAGAAGCAGCATATGCTTACATGTATTGGGAAAGAACTGGTTGTGAAGTAAAGAAACTTGTTACTATATCTGTGGCAGAAGACGGACAGACACAGGTAGTACAGAAGTATGACAAGACACCTTACATTGATGTATTGTGCGAGTGGATTAAAGAGTTCCGTTACTACTTAGAGGGCATCAAATCGTGAAGGATCTCGAAGAGAATTTTATGACACAGAATAAGTTCAGTGCTCTCGTCGAGACCACAGTTCAGAATAATAATGGTCTTATAAATTATATTGAAGCAGTTGCATCAGTATGTGAAGAGTATGAGATAGAAATTGAAAGAGTTAGTAAACTCATTTCTAAACCACTCAAAGATAAGATCAAAGCAAACGCACAGCAACTTAACTGTATTAAACGAACCAGTAGAGGTGTATTACCCTTATGAAAATAGAAGATGAAGACTTCTTTAAATCAGAAGTAGTAAAAGAAGAACTAGATGATCTACAAGAGTGTTATACTGAACTCTTACAGATGTCTCAGGGGTTCCAGTCCTTTGATAAAGAAGCACGTCTAAACCATATTAATAAGACACTAGATTTGATTGCAAAACAGAAGGTATTCTATTCAAGACTGCAACTGATGGCAGGATATGTTCAAGTAAATAGCGAAGATGATACAGAGAAGTCAGAGATAAGTGAAATGAAAGAAAGAATAGATCAGATGTCATCCATGTACTCTGGCGGAGGTAATCTGCTGAGTATATTGCAAGTCATGGAGGACAAACTATTAGGTTGGAAGAAAGACTTGCAGGATGGAAAGAGTGGTCACGACTTCCAGATATAGGGGGTTGTCACCGCATAAATAGTATGCTATCATTTATGGTGGCGAACATACCAAATACAAAACAATACGGAGAATACAGATGTCATTTTCATCGCTTAAAAAGTCTAGCAGTTCATCTATCAGTTCACTAACAAAAGAACTAGACAAGATGACTACTAAGGGTGGGGGCAAAGGTCCCGACGAGCGTCTATGGAAACCAGAGGTGGACAAAGCAGGCAACGGTTACGCAGTAATCAGATTCCTTCCTGCTCCTGCAAAGGAAGATCTACCTTGGGCACAAGTCTTTTCTCACGCATTCCAGGGTCCTGGTGGTTGGTACATCGAGAACTCGTTGACTACTGTTGGTCAACAAGATCCAGTCGGTGACCTTAACCGCGTGCTCTGGAATTCTGGTTTAGACTCAGATAAAGATGTAGCAAGGAAACAAAAGAGGAAACTCTCCTACTACTCAAACATCTACGTTATAAAAGATCCTCTACATCCAGAGAATGAAGGAAGAGTCTTCCTTTATAAGTATGGTAAGAAGATACATGATAAGATTGCTGAGGCAATGAAACCTCAGTTTGAAGATGAAGATCCTATCAATCCTTTCTGTTTCTGGAAGGGTGCTGACTTCAAGTTAAAGATAGTCAAGCAAGATGGATACTGGAACTATGATCGTTCTGAGTTTGCTTCTGCGGGTACACTCGGTAACTTTGAAGACACCAAACTTGAAGAGATATATAATCAGGAGTATAGTTTAAAAGACTTTACTGATTCTAAGAACTTCAAGTCATACGAAGAACTAGAATCAAGATTGAATCTCGTTCTTGGTAAAACAAGTCGTGCGTCTGCTATCAATGAAGACGACGATGGTTTAGATTATGAAGATCAGATTGCACAACCAGTTGAAGAAGTGTCTACTACTCCAACACCAGGGTTCGGTAATGCTGTATCATCATTAAAAGAAGAGGAAGACCCTGATCTATCCTACTTTGCTAAACTAGCAGAAGAATAATGAAACGCATCGTAATTGCACTTGCAGCACTGTCATTTGCAACCCCTGCCAACGCACTAACGTGGAAAGAGTTTTGGGAACCGTTTGTTGAATACAGCAATCACCACCATCACTCAGGGTATGGAGGTTCTCCTTACAGGGAAGACGGTTGCTACCGAGTGGATTACGATTACTACTACTGGGTTCCTGGGTACTATAACGGACGACGTTACGTTCCTAGGACACAGAAGTGGGAGAAGAGGAGTAAGTGGATTAACTGCCATACCCATGGTGATTACCACTACCACTCTCCACATCATCATCACTAACCCATATATTATTTCACTTTTGAAACAAGAAAAGGGGGGAAAAAAATTCGCGGTAATTTTTCGCCCCCAGGGTTTTTCATAATTTTATAACATGAACTATCGACCTTACTCGCTCGAATGGCACAGATATCGTTATCTGAAAGAAGCGATTGATAAGTACCTAGATGACTATATTAGTAATGAGGTAATTATTGCTGATATCCATCAAGTGCTCTCAGAACGCTCCTCGCACGCACGCGAAGAATTTACTAGAATCGAAAAACTAGAAAAGGACCTGTAAATGCTATCAACCCAATATCGACTCAGACTCGAAAAAGTCTGCAAACTGATTGCCAATGGAAAAGAGGTGAATCTCACAGAAATGATATGGGCACAAAAACTAGCAAAGACAAATACTACTGCTGCCACATGGTTGCGTCAAGCACGACAGCGAGCAGCAAATCCCAACATGAAGGAGGGAGGGACCGACGATTTTCTGAATAAGATGGGATTAGGAGAACCCGACCCATCTGATTATAGAGAAGGGTTCAACAGTGCTGACGATATAGGCGAATGGTTCAACCGCAAGAAACCTGATGATTGGAGACAACGTGACTAAACCTACTGAAAACTACGAACAACTAATTCAACGCTTTAC